TTAATGAAGCGTAGATATGAAGGACTTCCTAAGACATTCTTTGGTGGATACAATGTTCTTGCAGAAGAAGACTTCTTTCAAGTTGAAGATGTAAATTGGGATGTATTGAACATTGCAGATAAAGTAAACCTACACTACAAAATTGGTAACTTTATTGATGTTCCTTTCAATTCAGATGAAGCAGTATTTCGTGATGATGCATTGCACTTAGAAACATTTGAAGATGCTATTGAACTTGCTAAGAGAATGCACGCATATGCTAAGGAGCAGATAGAGCAGAGAAAGCAACAGCAACAGCAAGAAGAAGAAGTACCAGCAATGGAAGTTCCTTTTGAAGGTCGTCCAGATTTAGGTGAAGATAATACTGAGTATCCTTTAGAAGATCTATCTACAGGTAAGACACCACAGCAAGAACCAACTGAAGAAGGTGTAGAAGCAGAAAAAGCAGAACCAGAATCAGTTGGTGGTAAAGAAGCAGGTCGTGGTGACGGTCCTTCTGGTGCACAGTATTCAGCAGATGAGGTTCAAACAGCAGACACACTTGCAGAAGCAATTGAAGATCTTGCTCAAACAAATACATCTGTAACTGAGTATTCTTATATTGAGTTACCAGAAAAAGTTTCTTCAAAAACATTTGTCAGTAACCAAGAAGTTTCAGATTACATTGAACAGTACTACGCATCAAAGGAGAACTTATCTGTAGATCCTGATGAGTTTGTTGATGAGTATGATTACAGAATGGCACAGTATACTACTCAAGTATTGAGAGAAGCAGACAAAGAATATAATCAATATAAAAAAGAAGCACAGAAAGAAGTGTCTTACTTAGTAAAAGAGTTTGAGATGAAGAAGGCAGCAGATGGTTATGCTCGTCAAACTATTTCTAGAACTGGTGTTCTAAACACAGGTCTACTTCACACATACAAGTACAATGATGATATCTTCAGAAAAATTACTACTATACCTGATGCTAAAAGTCATGGATTAATTTTCAATATTGACTGGTCAGGTTCAATGTCTAATGCTCTTGCAGCAACTATAAAGCAAGTACTTTCATTAGTATCATTCTGTCGTAAAGTTGGTATTGCTTATGATGTTTATTCTTTCACTGATGCATACGAATCACAAGGATATCAATACAAAGAAGATCCTAAGAACAAAAATAAAGTTATCTGCCGTAACTTCAATATGTTAAATCTTCTAACCAGTAAGTCAAACAATAGAACACATGACAGACAAGCAAAAAATCTTTATCGTATCGCATCATCATTCGCTAATCGTTCTGGAGGTGTACCACCAAAGATGGGTCTAGGTGGCACTCCATTAGATGAGAGTATGATTGCAATGAATGAGATCATACCTGCATTCCAAAAGAAAACTGGAGCACAGAAAGTTCATGTTATTAATTTAACTGACGGTGAAGGTTATGGAATTAGTTACGGTCAAACATTAAAAGCAGAATATTCTGATGATGAGCATGTGGTTGCACGTCGTATTGGTTCTAGGACACGTCTACGTGACCGTCAGACAGGTCAAACTTATCAGTTTGATGATGACAACTATGGACATACAAAAACGTTTGTAACTCTATTACGTAATCGTTTTCCTGAGTGTTCTTTCATGAACATCCGTCTTTGTAATGGTGGAGACTGGAGTAGATTTAAGCGTGAGTGTTTAGGTTATGACAATCCAGAGGGATACGCAAAAGCAGATGCACAGTGGAAGAAAACAAAATCATTCATCTGTACATCCTCTGCATACACAATTCAGTATGCTCTATCCATCGGTGCACTTAGTAATGATGCTGAGTTTGAAGTTGTAGAAGATGCAACTAAAGCACAAATCAGGTCTGCATTCAAGAAGTCTTTAAATGCTAAAAAGATGAACAAGAAGATTCTATCTTCCTTCATCGACCAGATTGCTTAGACCAATTAAATTAGTGGCACACTCATAGTACCAAAGTCCTATGGGATGTGTCATTATAATACTATACAAACATTGATTTTTTTTTATTATGCCTTTCGAGAGAAAACTATCCGTCAACTTCGTAGACGAATTACGTGACCAGTTCGGTAACAACATCGACGCATCTCACGTCAAAAAATTTGCAACAGCACAAGGTTGTGCGTACCCTACAGTTGCACGTAAACTAAAACAGTTTCAAGTCAAGAAAGGTTCATGGAACCTAACTGTCCAAGAAGGCAGAGAGATTCTAGAAAAAGCAATTGCAGGTCCTTCTGTTCTACCTACTGTTGAGCAAAATCTTATCCCATCACTTGACGATACTTTTGTTAAGTTTGGAAACTTCAACGATGTCAAAAAGATTATTCAATCTAAAATCTTTTATCCTACATTCATTACAGGATTATCAGGTAATGGTAAGACCTTCTCAGTAGAACAAGCATGTGCTCAAACAAAGAGAGAACTTATCAGAGTTAATATTTCTATCGAGACAGACGAAGATGATCTTATCGGTGGTTTCAGACTTGTTGATGGTAACACAGTATGGCACAACGGTCCTGTAGTAGAAGCACTACAAAGAGGTGCAGTTCTATTGCTTGATGAGATTGACCTAGCATCTAACAAGATCCTATGTCTACAATCTATACTTGAAGGTAAAGGTGTATTCCTTAAGAAGATCGGTAAGTACATCAAACCTTCTCAAGGATTTACTGTAGTTGCTACTGCTAACACTAAGGGTAAAGGTTCTGACGATGGTAGGTTCGTAGGTACTAACGTTCTTAACGAAGCATTCCTAGAGAGATTCCCTGTTACTTTTGAACAGGCATATCCATCACCTTCCATAGAGCAGAAGATGCTTGACCTTTTATCTGAGGACAAAGAGTTCAACAAGAGACTTGTCGATTGGGCAGACATCATCCGTAAAACATTTTATGATGGTGGTGTAGATGAGGTTATCAGTACACGTAGACTTGCACACATAGTAAAAGCATATGCTATATTTGGTAACCGTGCTAAGGCAATTACCACTTGTATCTCACGTTTTGATGAGGAAACTAAGCAAGCATTCCAAGAATTATATGACAAGGTGGATGCTGATGTTGACTTTGACAAAGAAGTTTGATATGATTAATGCATGGAGTTTAGCGGGTTCCATTTTGAGTGGAACCCTTGACGAAGAATATCCTATTAAACAGAGGTCTATGGCAAACACTATTAAAGTGAACGTGCATCCAATAACAGGTGATCGCACTTATGAAGAAGAGGTGGACTGCAAGTATGATGAGGATCAAACACTGGATCTAGCGAAGGAGTATATTAAAAGTACTTACTCGCAGCATTATTCAAATGGTAACTTTCAGACGCTTGATCTCATCGAATCAATAGGAGACGCAGAAGCATTCTGCAGATCCAATGCGATTAAGTATCTTAGTCGCTATAATAAAAAAGGTCGTCCTCAGGATGACATTCTTAAGGCAGTGCACTACTGTGTACTATTATATTATTTTAGTAAATGAAACTATCAAAAAGCACTCTTGACATTCTCAAGAATTTCTCTAACATCAACCAATCAATCTGCTTCAAAGAAGGCACAGAGTTATCAACTCTATCCATTCAAAAAAATATTTTGTCTCGTGCAAATGTAGAGGAGAAGTTTCCAAAAAGTTTCGCCATCTATGATTTGAGTGAGTTCTTATCTGGACTTACTTTATTTGAAGATCCTGAGTTTAGTTTTGATAATGACAACTATGTAATTATCAAAGACAGAAAGAATTCATCAAGGTATTTCTTTGCTGATCCATCTACTATAACTACTCCACCTGAGAATAGAGTGGAACTTCCTAGTAAGGATGTATGTTTTACAGTAGCATGGGCAGATATCTCTAACGTTATCAAGGCAGCAGCAATCTATCAGATAGAAGACCTAGCAGTTGTTGGTGATGGCAGCAAGATTAAACTTGTTGTTCGTGACAAAAAGAATGATACTTCCAATAGTTATGCTGTTGATGTGGGAACTACAGATAAGAGTTTCTCTTTCAATTTCAAAGTAGAAAATCTTAAGTTGTTGCCAGGCGATTATCAGGTTGTTATCAGTAAACAAAATGCATCACTTTTTAGAGATGCTAATAGAGACCTTGAGTATCTAATTGCATTGGAGCCTGATTCAAAGTATGAAGGATGATTTTCTATGGGTCGAAAAGTATCGTCCATCACATATTGAACATTGTATCTTAGCAAAAGATATAAAGGAGACATTCCAATCTTTTGTAAAGAGAGGGGAGGTTCCTAACTTACTCTTGTGCGGTACTGCAGGTATTGGTAAAACCACAATTGCTAAAGCATTGTGTAGAGAACTAGGAGTTGATTACTATATGATCAACGGATCTGATGAAGGTCGTTTTCTAGACACTGTACGTAATAGTGCTAAACAATTTGCATCAACTGTATCGTTGACCTCATCATCCAAACATAAGGTCATCATCATAGATGAAGCAGATAATACCACACATGATGTACAACTGTTATTACGTGCTTCAATAGAAGAGTTCCAAAATAATTGTAGATTTATTTTTACATGTAATTTTAAGAACAAAATTATTGAACCACTTCATTCTAGAACAACTGTTATTGATTGTAATGTCAGAGGAAAGAACAAACAACAACTTGCTGCTCAATTTTTTGAACGGTGTCGTGGGATTCTTACCGCAGAAGATGTACAATTTGATGATGCAGTTGTCGCTGAGGTCGTCCAGAAATACTTTCCAGACTTCAGAAGAACACTCAATGAACTCCAAAGATACGCAGCGTCAGGTACTATCGACACTGGCATTCTGGCGGTATTAAATGAGGTTCGACTTGGTGAACTAGTATCAGCACTAAAGAAAAAAGAATTTTCTATTGTACGTAAGTGGATTGTATCTAATCTTGACAATGATCCCAATGCAATTTTAAGAACGGTATATGATAGTTTGTATGATTCTCTCATACCTACAAGTATACCTCAAGCGGTATTGATTATTGCTAAGTATCAATATCAATCAGCATTTGTTGCTGATCAGGAAATCAA